GCCCTGATTAGACGCCGCAGATTGGCCCATAGACATTAAGTTGCCCAATGGTTGTAGTTGGTTTGCGCGGCTTGTCTGATAGCGATTAAAGGCGTTTTGGTACTCTTGTGAGCCCATGTCTTGACCGTAGCGCGTTGCGGCCTTCAAAGCCCCGCCAGAGATCAGACCGCCTCTTGCAGCGGCTTGACGATCAAGTGCTTTTTGGCCTTCACTCAACCGAAATGCATAGCCTGGGTCTGCTTGGTAGTCTGACATGGCAAAGTCTCTACCGTACTTGCCGTACCCCGCCGCGCCAGTGTCACCACCAAGACCTAGCAATTCCATTAGCCGATTCTGGCCTGTTAGACCCGCTTGGCGAAATGGCTCTTGGCCTTTCATCTGCAAGTCAAACATTTCCTTTTGAAGCGCGGCAGTGCGGTCAGCGGCTGCGGCTTGTGTATCGGCGGCTTGACTAGCGCCACGGGCAGACATTGCGCCGCCAAGTAGTGATGCTCCGGCGGTTATTCCTGTGACTGGATTAGGCATCGTTAAACTCCTCAAAAGCGTAAAATTCGCGTATTTCGCGGGATACTTTTCTCATGTGGTCGTACCCACCTAACAAAAATGCAGTGGCAATAATTATCTCAATCCCAAAGTTTCGGGTGTGAAACGCAAGGCTACGAAAGCGCTTTTCGTCACTGTTGCACATCTCATTGGCATCGTGAAAACCATTTATGGACGCCATAATCAATGGTTGGTAGTAAGTATACTTTGCCACAAACCAAGGGTTGCCTGGAAGCGCAAACATCAAAGACGTAAACACGCGATTGATATGGTCGTCGGTAATTTCTACATCCTTATCAATTAAGTCGTCCCACAACTCTACGGCGTCAAAAAACCGATTTACAAAGTCAATGGCGTCTTGATTCCCAAAAAACCAGCGTTTGCTGTTTTCTTGATTGGCTATCTGCCAGTCTTCGGACATGACGGGCATCAAGTCACCTCACGCCCAGAAACTCGGATATTAATTGCACTGGCAGTGCCAGCAATGGTACTGATAAAGTCGCCAACACCAAGCACTTGGCCCACCAGTTCAGGGAAGGTGTAGACCTCAGACGCCTGAAGCGTTTTGGTCTTGGTAATCAAGTTGGTGTTACCGGCAGAACCAGCAGACGTCACCAAGTTCACGCTAATCGTTGCCGCTGTGGCAGTGATGTTAGTCGCGGTAAACTTGTCGATGATGGCCGTGACGCCAGTTGCGGTGTACTGGGTTGTTTGCGAGTTTTCGGCAAACTTTGCGGCTACAAGGACTTTAAGTGTGACGGTCATGGTTTACTCCAAAAGCAAATTATTGTTAGCGGCCTGTTGCATAATGACCCAATTGGTGCCGTCAGACACCATTGTCGCCCAATTTCCTACAACTGCCAAGAGGATTGCGGTGCCAGCCGCCGCGCTGTCAATCAGCACCACGTTGCTTGATGCAGACACCAAGGTCTGAGCCTGCAAGTTTTTAAATGTAATATATCTGCCCGACCATGCGCTTGCCGTGGGCAGAGTCACCGTACAGGTTGAGCCTGACTTGTTGTTAATGATCCAAGTCTCATTGTCAGCTACCGTAAAGTCAGCAGTTTTGGTAACAGGCGCTGATGACGCAGCGCTAATGGCCGCAGTGATAGCCGCAATGTCAACAATCGGCTGCACTTGCAAAGCCTCAATCTGCTTTTGCATTTCAGCAGTCTGAGACACCAAGGCAGAACAGCAGTCGCCCAATACGTCAGGCGCAGGCAAAGTAACTACTGGCGGCAGGGTCTGCAATTCTTGATTGACCGAGCGAAGCGCCGCATCGTAGGACGCAAGCAAAGACTCGGAGCTAAATGTAAGCCCAGAGTCATCAACAACAGCAGACGCAATGTTGTTGAGCGACAAGAAAAACAAGTACCAAGCGCGATCAATCAAGCCCGTGCGAGGGTCAATCAGCGGCACGCGCGGTGGCGTGATTGGCGTTGGCGTAGCGTTAGGGCTAGGCATTTGTTGGACTCAAAATGAGTTCAGCGCCCATGATTGTAATTTTTACAGAGTCAGTGCCTGACAGTTCGTACACACGGTCACGCAGCTTTAAAGTCATGCCTAACCGACGCCAAAAGGTTCGATGACCATACGCGCCAATTTTGCCAACTGGCGACCAGTGTTCGTTGCTCCAAGTATGACCGCCGTCATCTGACCAACGCAGCATAACTTCAGGGTCGTAGCCTGGTGAAGCAAGGTAAGCCGTGGTCACTAAGTTGTATCCGCTAATATCGGTATCTGACAGTTCGTATTGGCCTAAAGGCTGAAAACCGTCCCCAGCCTCGGTAGTTAAAGTAACGCCTGATTGCGTTGCTAAAAACGTCTGTACGTATTCAGCTACAAGGTCTAATCCTGACTCAGTGTCAATATTTTCACTGTCATACCCAGGGTACAGATTTAGCCCCACGCCTGTTTCACAGTCCAGTTGCAAGCTGTGGTGCGCGGTGCGCTTCAAATTGTTTTGGCCGGTTGGCAGCGCCCGCCATGAGCGCAGCCACTTTTGAATGCTGCCATTGTCCGAATAATCGTCCAAGTCAAACGCATAGATGTTGCCGTTCTCAAAGTCGCCAACAACGATCTTGTTGTTAAACGCCATCTGGCAGTTACTGCGGTGGCGGGTAAATTCACCATTGACAAAGCCTGCGCGCTCATGCCAGGCTTGCGTTGCCGCGTCATAGACCCAACTGGTGTTAGCGCTAGGAAAAATCAGCACATAAAAGCTGTGGCCGTCTTGTTGGTATGTGTACGCAATAGCGTCCGTCAGGTCAGCGTATTGCTGAATCTGCCACTCAACAGCGTGAGTAGAAATGCGAACGCCCGAATAGCCGTTGGCGCGGTAGACAATACCTTGACCCCGGCGGTCACGGCCAAGCCAAAAAATGCCGTTGTCCATCTTGGCTACAGAAAATGGAGCCGCGCAGCCTAACTCGTTAAACGCGCCTTGGATGCGTTGCAGGGGGAAGTCTGTAGCGCCAGAGTCGTACCAGACCTCAATCGAGTTTGTACCAAAGGCCCATACCTCGCGGAAGTTAGACGTTACGGCCAGTAGGCCATCAGGTGAGCCTTCGGTACTGACAAACTCTAGTGGGTCTATAGATGTCCCGTCCAGCAACTCAGTCACCCACATCAACTGGCTGTTTGGCTCGTTGAACACAAAGTAACCATCCAGATAGCAGACAGTTGCAGCGCCTGGGAAGTCAGGGTCAGTGATTTGACCAAAGGCGTTTGTGGTGTTGTTATATATGTAACTTGGGCCATTGGCCGCAATGAACAACTGTGTGCCATTGTCGGCCAAACTGACAGGGCCGGTGCCAGCCACCGTGCCAATTAACGTGGGCACATACGAGGTGGTGATCTTGTACAACTCGGTGCCCGACACCACAAAGGCCGTGCTGTCGCTAGATGAAAACGCCCACAACCCTCGAACCGGGCCGGTGCCTACCGTTGAAAGTAAGTTTAGCCCAGGCGCTCGGTTTAGAAAGCCTGGTTCCTTGCCCGCCTCCGGCACGATCTCGGGGAACAAGTTCACCATGCGGGCATCCGCAGCATTGACGCTGCGGGCCACATAGGTTGAACCAAGGATGGGCGTTTTCATGCGACGTAACTTGGATACCACTTAGTTGTCGTAGCGTCGTAAGTCATTGTTAATGCCTTACTAACCACCGCTGTGCCCGCTAAAGCAATATTCCCCGCTGTTGTCCAAGTAAATATGCCAGTTGGAATTAACGTAATTGCGCCGCCCCCAGTAGAAATTGGCGCGGCAGCGGTGATATTCACAACTGCCGTTGTTCCTGAAACAAACGCAATTGGGGTTGTTGGGGCAATAGTTGTTGCGCTTGCAATCGTAGGAGCCGCAGCGCTTACGGCGCTAAAGCTACTTAGCGAAATGCTTGTACCCGTAGCAGCGCCAATTACTGGCGTAACCATGACCATACTGGTGCTGGTACAAGCACTGATGTTGCCGCTTGCAACAGTACCAAGCGCAGGCGTTACCAATGTGGGGCTGGTAAACAGCAGCGCATTAGTGACTTGTTTAGTTGTGCCCCCTTGCACAATTGGCAAGACATCACCAACGGCAGCAGCAGTTGCGACGGGGAGAGATGAGATTGCGATAGTTGCCATGTTAGTAGTTTCCTGCGTAAATGTTAAAGCGTTGACGAGTCGCCAC